AGGAACATCATGTATCGTATAAGAGTCAATGACTCCCTTATAAAGGACGACTGCCGAGTCAACGCGTGGAACACCGAAGGTGCTCCTTACGTTGTTGACTTGCGTATAGGCGGCCTTTCGGGAGCTAATGGCTTTAAAGATACTATCACCGATACGGTCACCCCTGACTTCAAAGTCAGGAGATCGCAAGGTGAGATTATGATGAACTCTGTTAGCCTTACCAAGATTACGCGGAAAACCGACAACGTCGACTTTTCGTTTGGTCCTGATAATCCTGGCTGGGGGACCCTTAAGCTCAGTGGCCATTGGCCTATACTGTGGCAGAAGGAAGCCTCAGCGCTACCGGCTAACGTGGGTACGCTAACAAACGACGCGAAAGGCTCAACGCTGTTGAAGTGCTACGAAAAAGTAGCATCCTCCGACGCGATGGGTCTCGTCACCGTTGTCGAGGGTCGTAAGACTCTCGGAATGTTAGCCTCGCCTTTCATGCGAGCGGACAATCTCCTTAAAAAGATGGTTGGACGAAAGCTGAATCTGATTGCTCGAGGTGCGACGGCGGCCCAGGCTGCGGCAAGTGCTTGGCTGGAGTATCGTTTGGGGTGGAAACCCCTGTTATACGAGATCCAGCAGTACATGACCGCGTATGGGAACCGCGTAGACCACTTCTATCGACCAGTAAGGTTGACAGCCAGAAGTTCTTGGGAGTCCTCTTATGGAGGGTCCCAGGATTACTCTGGTAACACAGCATGGGTTGATTCTGTGCTGATGAAAGTGGAAGTTTCGCAGAAAACGAAGGTTGCTAGCGGCGTGCTCTATGAGCTCGTCGACGCTTCTTTTGAAGCTGCGGAACAGCGTCGGTTGGGCTTGCGCCTTTCTGACGTTCCAGCTGCCTTATGGGAGCTGATTCCTTTATCCTTCGTAGTTGACAGGTTCATCTCCGTGGGAACGTGGCTTAATGCCATTACCCCGAAGCCTGGTGTACGTTATCTTGGGCACTGGACCACTACTATTACCGACCGTACTGATCGACATTTCGTCGTCCGGGCTCGGAAAAACAGTGGAACTTATCCAGAGCTTTATTATGACAACGCCGGCGGTGTATTCGAAAAGAGAATCTTTTCTTATATCCGCGAACCGAATCCTCTACCCCCGGCTTGGCCTACGGTTAATCACCGTGAGCTTGGCTTTCAACAGAAACTCGACCATATATCGCTAATTGTGGCGAAGTTGAAGAGTTTCTAACTACCCGAAAGGGTATAACTGGAGATAGTATGGGACTGAAAAACATGTATCTACTCACCGGTACCACTCTTGGTACAACTGGTGGTAGTGCCTTCGTCTTTGCAGATGATGGCGTGACAATCCAGAACGGGGTGCACCTTGTGGTGCCCGCGACGGCTGACTACCGTTTGCGCGAAAGCGCAACGGCTAAGTACAAGCCGCCGACGCTGGACAGCCTTGGCGTGTATTCTCGTGACAAGAAATCGATCAGCTTTAATGTGCCGATCGTGCTTGCCTCCGGGAAGATCGCCAACAATGTCATCCGGGTCGAACGTGAAGTTCATCCGGAGTTTTCTGCAGCGTCCTGTGTCGAGTTGAATAAGAAAGCTTCACAGCTTCTGTTCGATGCTGACACAGATAACTTCTGGGCAGCTGGTTCGCTGTCTTGAAAGTTGTTCGCGTTCTTGCTTTTCAGCTAGCGCTTAGATTGCGTCGATGGGGCTTGTACATTAAGTTGTATCAGCTCAACAGACGCGTAAACTCCAAACGCTGACTCTGAGGCAGACTCTTTCTTCTAACGATCCTTAAGACCATTTGGAGAGTTTATGGAAAACACGTCAGACAAATCGTCTGAAATCGACAACCTCGCGTGGAAAACGCTTGGTTGTCTTCTCGAGGACTTTAAAGGCACAGTATCCGACGGCTTCTATGACGCTGTATGTCCCCTCATCAGGGACCGCAACATAGGAGGTTATCGAAAGCTGGAACTATGTCCTGATGGGAAAACGGTGTCTCAGCTTAAGGCCGAGTACCAAATCTTAAACTTGTTTAAGAAATTTTCCTTCACTAGCGACGCCTTGACGCCTGCAGAAGTACTGGATAGCTCAAAGAAGAAATTCCTTGAGAACCAGGATCGACTGCAAACCTTGACGTATCTACCCCGAAAGAGCACCCTTGAGGTGTTATCGTGGGCAAGAAGTCATTGCGCAAGGATTTTGGGTGAGTACTCAAAATTTGACGTCCTTAATCAGGCTGCCTTTGGCTTTAAGTCATCCGTCGGTATTCCTCAGCGCGTAGCTTGTGAAGCTGCACGTTATGAGCCACCATTGACGGGTTCTTCTGGACACATTACCTGGTTTCACGAGCTATACAGCAAGTGGAATAGGCCGGCGTTTAACTACGCCTGCGACAGATCTGGGGCTTCTGCCCCAATCTACCGGGAGTGTTCAGAACTCGAGGCTGTCTTAGTCGATAAGACTTGGAAATCTAAACGTCTCATAATGCCGAATACGACATTGGGTACACTGTACTCGAAAGGAGTAGGGCGCGTTCTTGAGCTTAGACTTAGAGAGGCTGGATACGACATCCGATCACTTCAGGATGAACATCGCAGACTAGCTTGTGTTGGCAGCCGAGATGGGAATCTCGTAACTGCTGACCAGTCAATGGCTTCCGATAATATATCGGGATATACCGTTGATCTGATTTTACCTCGTGAGTGGGCTTCGGCCTGTGAATTTGGTAGAATAAAGAATGTGAAATTTTACGGTACCGTGTTTGAAAGCAAAACTTTCTGCACAATGGGTATCGGATTCACATTCCCTCTCCAGACTCTTATCTTCCTATCGATACTTTTGGGTATCCGCGATTACCTCAGTCTACCCGGTAGCACTGTAGTCTCGGTCTTCGGTGATGATATGATTTACGACGTTAAGATGCATGAGCTTGTGCTCACCACCTTTAGCGACCTAGGTCTTATTATCAACACGGAGAAAACATACTCAGATGGATTCTTTAGGGAATCCTGTGGTGGAGATTACTACCACGGGTTTGACGTCCGACCTTACCATATGGCA